GAAAATATTTATTATATATTTCAGGTATCAATAAAACATTTTTATTTGTATAAGTAGTTGATAAATTTATTTGAAAATTTGAATTGTAGCTATAGCTATAATCATCAGGTTCATCATCTTCATCATTATCACTACCACTATTATCATTGTAACTAAATTCAGTATTTTCAGATACTGTTGTTTCGGTGTCATCGTTATCATCGTTATCATCGTTATTATTATTATCAGAATCTATATTTTCGTTGTTCATTGCAATATTCATTATTTTACTATTTTACTATTTTAAAATATTTTTGACTCATTTTTTTTTAAAACAATATATATATAATGAAAATGAAATATAATTTAAAGTCTAAAATAGAAAAAATTTTGTCCAATAAAATGTTATTGAATATTGTTTTGATAGTTAGTTTCTTGAATATTCTTGGATTTATAATATATGGAAAAACGATTGCAATCGTATACTTTATTTTAATTGGGTTATTAACATCATTCTTTAGTAAAAATATGAATATTGTTTTGTTAGTCCCTTTAATTTTAGTCAATTTATTTGTTGTTAGTTCAAAATCTAGTATGTGGAACAAACGAGAGGGTTTAGATAATAACACTTCCAACGATACAACTGCTACTACATCTAGCACATCTACTGCATCTACAAACGATAGCAATGGTACTGCACCATCTTCTACTTCTACTAAAAAAAAATTAACTGTAAGTTCTAGCTCAACAAATCAAGGATTACCTATTACTCCATTGGACAATAATAATAATAATAATAATAATAATAATATGAATTTAACTGATACAACAAATTCAACAAGTACAAATGAAATTGACGAGTCTTTTGAAGTCGGAAGAGGTAAAAAAAATAGCAAAGGTTATAATATTGATTATGCATCAACTGTAGAAGATGCATATGATGAATTGAATAAAATTCTAGGAAGTGATGGAATTAAGCGTTTAACAAATGATACTCAAAGTTTGATGAAACAACAATTACAATTGGCCGAGTCTATGAAAAGTATGCAACCTCTTATTGCTGGTATGGCGCCTTTAATGCAACAAGCACAAGGATTACTAGGAAGCATGGGTGATAACGGAAACTTGGGCAATTTAGCAAATCTTGCAAAAAAATTTACAGCAGGATTAGGAAATACAAAATAATAGTAAAACAATAAATTATGTATATAATAATAATATCGTGTAATATTAGTATTATGAAAAAAAAATGTCCATCTGGGGTTATTTGTATTGAAAATTTTACAATGACATTTATAGGTTTATTTATAATTTTGGCAGCATTTTTTATATATTCTAATTTAAATAAAGAGAGAAAAAGTGGTAACCACCAAGGCCATAGTTTAGATTCTCGGTCAATGGGTTTAGAAGTAATCACTCAAATTCCAAATTATCCTTATAATAATATTTTTATGCCACCGCCTGTTCCAGGTGATGTTTTATTGAATCCATACGCTCCTCCTTTAAGAGATGAGCGTTATTTAATTCCACAAGTTAATTTCATACCTGCTGGTGCTGTTCCGATTAATGTATCTACTAATGTTGGTTCGGTTGATACAAGTTATAGGCAAGTCGGTATTTTAAATCCAACTAACAAACCAAATAAAGATAATGTATTACCATTAATGGGTAGGCCTGTTTTTACAAATAGAGATAAATGGCAATATTATACAATAGGTAATCAACATAACAACATTAAATTACCTGTTGTTGTAAAAGGTAAAAGTGGATTGAATGAATATGGTGTTGATCGTATATATAATGGAGATACAGTTTATATTGAAGGGTTAAATGATGTCTATAGAGTAACAATTTATGACAATGATACAATTAAATATTTACCTTTCATTTAGATTTAGATTTACCACGTGATTTTTTTGTTAATCTAAATTTCTTTTTTCTTCCTGCATTTTGCGTTGTTGATTGCGATGAATCTGACATTATTTCACTTGCTTTTTCTACTGTATCAAAACCATTTTGAATAGTACTATCTGTATTTTCTCCATGAGGTTGAAGATTGATTTTGTCCGCAATTTTGTCAGCAATTTTACCCGCCACAAAATTTACGACAGTATTAATTGAGTTTGATAGTTCTTGGGGTAACTCAGTTGCATTACTACTACTACTAGTACTATCTGTAACAGGCACGCTTAAATCGTTTTGCATTGAGGTTTCGTTGGTTTCAACAGCACTAGGCTCCTGACTCAAATCGTTTTGCATTGAGCTTTCGTTGGCTTCACCAGCACTAGGCTCCTGACTCAAATTGTTTTGCATTGAGGTTTCGTTGGTTTCACCAGGAGTTTCATTAGCAGGCGGGTACACGTCATTTTCAACAGAAGTTTCACCAGGAGTTTCATTAGCAGGCGGATACACGTCATTTTCAACAGAAGTTTCACCAGGAGTTTCATTAGCAGGCGGATACACATCATTTTCACCAGAAGTTTCATTAGCAGGCGGGTACACGTCATTTTCACCAGGAGTTTCATTAGCAGGCGGATACACATCATTTTCACCAGAAGTTTCATTAGCAGGCGGATACACATCATTTTCACCAGAAGTTTCACTAGATTCCAAAGCAGTAGAAGGTGGAGGCAATTCATTTTGATTTGTAGTTTCACTAGATTCGGCAGCAGTAGAAGATGGAGGCAATTCATTTTGATTTGTAATTTCACTAGATTCCAAAGCAGGAGTAATAGGAGTTTCACTAGATTCGGCAGCAGTAGAAGGTGGAGGCAATTCATTTTGGCTAAGAGTTTCACTAGATTCCAAAGCAGGAGTAATAGGAGTTTCACTAGATTCCAAGGCAGCAGTAGAAGGTGGAGGCAATTCATTTTGATTTGTAGTTTCACTAGATTCAGCGGCAGGAGTAGAAGGTGGAGTCAATTCATTTTGGCTAAGAGTTTCACTGGTTGTAGTAGGAGTAATAGGAGTAATAGGAGTAATAGGAGTCAACTCGGATTGACTTGTAGTTTCGCCAGAATTTAAATCTACTTGTGTGTTTTGTTCATTTACACCACCTTTAATTTTTTTATATCTCATTCTTTTCAATGTTTTATTAGCTAAATTTAAATCTCTTTTTCTTCTAAATGTCTTTGATTTTTTAGTTCTTTTGTATTTTTTATTTTGTTTTCTTCTACTTTGTTTTTTTTTATTCAATAATTTAGATATTTTACCTTTAGTTAATTTCATTTCCTATATAAATAAATTAATATTTTTATTTATATAGTTATATTAATGGCAACATCAAATACAAATACAAGTTCAAACCCAACAATAAATATTTCTCCTCAAAATGTTTATGGTAATTGTGATTTAAAATGTTCATATAATTTTCAATATAATCAGAGTAATAGTGTAGCTACAAACAACGGTGTATTTATTTCATTTTCTTACGATAAAGCTAACACGAATCAAGTTATGTATAATAATCAAAATTATTATGTTACAAAAATAAACTTGTTTACACCATCATTGCATATTTTTAATGGTAATTCTGTAAATGCTGAATTAATAATAGAGCACGCTCCAGAAATGGGGGGTGACTTGTTACATGTTTGTATTCCAATTATTTCATCTTCCAATTCATCGGATGCTTCTAATATTTTGAATGAAATGATACAAAGCGTTGCCAACAATGCACCAAGTATAAATGAAACAACTAATTTGAATATATCTGATTTCAATTTAAATAATATTGTTCCTAACAAACCATTTTTTGCTTATACGGGAACAGAAGGATTAGTTGGACAAGTAATTGTTTTTGGATTTAAAAATGCAATACCATTAAACCAATCAATTTTGAAAACTTTATCAAGCATCATTCAAGCGTATCCAATAACAGTTAGTGGTGGAAATTTATTTTTTAATAGTAAAGGTCCAAATCAAAGTCAAATAAGTGATAACGGTATTTATATATCATGCCAACCAACCGGTTCATCTGAAGAAGAAACACAAGTAACATATTCTAATGTATCCAATACAAATTATAATTTAGACTCTATTTTTAAAAATCCTACATTTGTTTTAATTCTTCAAGTAATTGTTGGTTGCGTTGTATTTATTATTGTATTTATGTTATTGAATTTTGGTTATAATTATTTTACTTCTTCATCACCGAAATTGCCAAAAAATATTTTTTTTTAAAAAAATAAGTAATTTTATACCAGTGAAGATTTGAAGAATTATCCGCTGTGCAAATTTAATTCTTCAACGGCGTATATTGTTTTTATGTAAACGGATTATTAGGAGAATCATGGAAATATTATAAGTTTCTATAATAAATAATAATTACGAAGTATTATTTATTATTATTAATCACTTGCATTTAATGGTGATGCATCATGTAAATTGTCCAACATGGGATGGAAACTTGGCTTGGTTAATACAGATCCAGATTGAACAATCGGTGCCATTTTTTTAACAACTTCTTGTTCTAAAGTATATGGAAATTGATTAAAAGCCGTAAATTGTGCCATTTTGTTCTCTTCCGAAGGAATATAGGTTTGAATTAGATTGTTGTACATGGATGACGAAGAACGTCTCATCAAATCAAAAGCAACAAATAATGAAATTACTGCTAAAATTGGATTTGCATGTAAAAACATGTAAATAACAATGACAATAATAACAATTTTACCTACAATATTGTCTACTAGAAAAGCAACTGGTTGTGGGGTTTTAGAACCTAAAATTAAATATATAATGAAAATAATAGTTAAAATTAGTTCTCCTCTATGTTCTTTTTTTAATAATTTTGAAAAACTATCCATATATCATATTATTAGATTTTATTTATTTATAAAAATGATATAAAATTATAACACTTCTAAATAGAACAAAATCAAAGTGACATACCTAAATAAAATATGCAAACTACACTTAATATAAATTCTTATTTAGGACAAAAAGGATACACAATATTTAAAAAAGATCTAACGATTGAACAACAAAAACAAATTAGAAATGATTTGACCATAAAACCATATGTTGGTTGCATTGGAGGAGCAGGCAACAATAATCAGGTGACATATCCTGCTTACCGCGAATCGGATAAGAAATTCTATGTACCGCATCATTATGGAGTAGAAACATTTGGTCCTCCTAATAAATACACGATTAGCGAAGGCGATGATATTAGTTTGGAATTCAACGGGGCGTTAAGAGATTATCAAGAACCGGTTGTCAAGAAGTTTTTAGAACGTCTTTCTAATGGCAGAGGAGGAGGTTTACTAGAATTGCCGTGTGGGTTTGGTAAAACTAGTATATCTTTATATATTTTGTCACAATTGAAAAAAAAGACACTTGTTATCGTGCATAAAGAATTCTTGTTGAATCAATGGGTTGAACGCATAGAGCAATTTTTGCCAAAAGCGCGCGTTGGCAGGATTCAAGGACAAATTATTGATATTGAGGACAAGGATATTGTCATAGGAATGCTCCAAAGTTTGTCCATGAAAGAATATCCTGCGTCGGTATTTGACAGTTTCGGATTCACCATCATTGATGAGGTGCATCATATATCAAGCCAGACATTCTCCAATGCACTTTTTAAAATTGTTACCAAATATATGTTGGGTCTTTCGGCGACAATGAATCGGAAAGACGGCACAACACGCGTATTCAAAATGTTCTTGGGAGATGTCATTTTTAAAGGGAAGAGAGATGAGGAATTTGATGCTGAAGTAAGAGCAATTACTTATAAAGTAAATGATGACGAATTTAATGATACAATTTTGGATTATAGAGGAAATCCGCAAAATAGTTCTATGATTTCCAAATTGTGTGAGTATAACCGTCGCAGTGAATTTATCATAAAAACTGTATGTGATTTTATTAAACTAGATAATGTTGATGATAAAACCATCACAAATCATAAAGTAGTAATGGATAGTGAAGTCCCTAATTGTGAATTATGTAATAAAAACAATAATTATTTGGTTCGTAATACTTGTTGTGATTGTGTTAAATATTGTCTAACTTGTATTGAAAATATTGATTTGTCTTCACAATCACAGACACCGTCAAACGGAAAAAAAATAAAAAAGATTAGGACAAAATGTCCAAATTGTAATAAAGGATTAAAATATGAGCAAAATTATATAGAAAATCCATATGTTAAACCAATAGAACAAAATCATACAATAATAATGGCTCATAATTTAAATATTTTACATTATATGTACAAGAAATTTGTTTGTAAAAATTTGGCTAGTGTTGGATATTATATTGGAGGCATGAGTGAAGCAGACCTTAAAATCAGCGAGAAAAAGCAGGTAATCTTTGCCAGTTTTTCGATGTGTTCGGAGGGGCTTGATATTCCTACACTAAATTCACAGTTCTTGATAACACCTAAGAGCGATATCGTGCAAATAGTTGGAAGAATTATGAGAGCCAAGCATAAATTTTCACATCCAATTATTTATGATTTTATAGATACACATGACATATTTCAAAGACAATGGTTCAAAAGAAAATCATATTATAAATCACAAAATTATAAAATTGTGGGTTCAAATAGTATAGACTATAATTCTAATTTTGATACATGGAAAACAATTTATGAACCAAAAATTGAACAAAAAAAACAATTATCAGTTAGAATTAATAATACAAATGATAGAAGTAATATAGAGGATTGTAATGATT